ACCTAATTGAACTGGTGTAATCTCAGGAGCATTGTCTTTACCATCTGCGAATAAAAACATAACTTTACCTGCCTTTGTGGCTCCTTCATAATCTGTTTGTAATTGTCTAATAACATTTTTCATTTCATCATCAGATGGAATACCATTATTGAATGTGATAGTCATAGATGGAGCGAACCCATTATCAACTTGATTTCTATGAAATAAAGAAATTGAATATTCTAAATCAATATAATTTACACATGGTAGATATTCTGGTTGTCCGTAAACCTCAGCTCCTGGTCTATATTCTTTAACATAAAGTATTTGTGATGCTACTGGATTTTTTGAATTGTAAATTGGTTTTTTAACTGGTGTATATCTTCTTGTGTTTGACCAGTCATCTGAGTAATAAATATATTTTTTACAATCAGATACTCTTATTTTATTTGCTGGTAGATAATTTAACTCTGCTATTTTACTTCTATCTTTTGAGTAAATTATTTCTAAAGCGAATGCTCCAAATAATTCTAAGTCATAAGATGTTCTAAAAGCTATATCATTTAATGATAATTCATTATAAGGATTGGCTACAAATTGATTTGCTATTCCATCTAATCCTTCTAAATTCCAACCATTACCTCCAATCATCATTGCCTTTCTTTTAAGAATAGCATTGTGTTTAGCACTTCTATTCATAAGTGAAATTAAATAATCAGGATATAAATTGTCCTCTCCATAAAATATATAACCAGCTCTTGATGCTTTCTCTATGTATTGAGGAGCATTAGATGTGTTAAAATTGTGGATTACAAATTGTATTTTCTTTTTTTCTTCTTCTTCCATTTATTTTATTTTCTTTTTTAGTAATTATCAAAAGCCGTAAATGTTAAACCTTCACTCGCTGTAAATGATACAAAAGGAGTTGATGTTCCTGTAACCATCAAAAGTCCTGTCTCAACTAAACCTAATGAGTTTTGTATATTAAGGTCATATGGTGTCGCCATTTCATAAACTGAATAATGATATTCACCCGCTGTTATATCCATCACTACAGATGAAGTTAAACTAACTGCTGTTCCTATTGAAAGTGTGAAACTATCATAATAAGGAGATACTGAAAAGTTATCAGGTGAGATTGTTGTTGTTGTTAATGTGTCTCTATTTGATAAAGTCCAAGTATAATAAGGATTAATTAAATTACTTGCCTTCTCCGATAGAGTTACCACCACCCTCTGACTTTGTGTTGTTGATAGATATAACATCAGTTTCTTTATTTTTTTTACATTTACATTTTTTGTCTTCACATTTATCACATACTAAGTCAAAAAATTCTGGATATTTTTTATACATATGTGGATATAATCCAGTATCAATAAATTTACCTAATATATCTCTATTCTCAAATGGCACATATATAAGTGTATTAATAAGTTCTTCTTTAAGTTTTATACTCATAATAAAATCTTTTTTATATAATAGACATTTTTGTATTTTTTCCAAACTTAAATAAAAAAAAACCCCGTCAGGAAGACAGGGTGAAAAAAGGATAAGAATATGAAAAACCTTTTTATACTTAATATATTGTTTAAGCAATTACACTTAAAGCAGCTCCTGAAGTCACGATGTGTGCTGGTTCTGGCTCTTTTCCTAAGAAAGTAATAACAGCACCGTTAAGGTCACCATAAGCTTTTCCTACTCCAGGTGTTGATGCCGATACTCTTACCGGATTTTGTTTTCCCATAAGATGATAAACACCTCTTTGGTCTTTGATAATAACTCTCCATTTTCCTTGACCTAACACTAAGATTTGGTTTCTTAAAGTAGCATCTAATCTATGAAGTGTTATTGATAAGGTTTCTTCATAAAATGAAGTTCCATTTTCCGTAGAAAAAACTCCATTTTCTGTATAAGAACCTGTTTCTATTTCCTGCTCAAATGTATAGAATGATACGGTCGCTCCCGCGAACGCGTCAATAACATTTGATGCTGTGAAGGAGTATGTAAGGTCATCCCCATTATACTCGCCTATATATACGGTTTGCACTCCACCGATGTTATCTCTACATCCTAAAGTATATCCGCCTGTTAATACACAACTCATTTTTATATAATTTTTTTTTCTAAGCTTCGAGGGCTACTCCTTAGCGTTTCACCCCATCCACTTTAATTTTTTTACTTCAATTATGATGCTTTAATAACTACATAAGAAGGAAATGCTACTTGAGCTCCAACTTTCAACTTAGCTCTAAAGTAAGTGATGTTGTCTCTGATGTCATACCAGAATTGGAAGCCATCGCCATTTCTTGCTTCACCGAAGCTGTCTGTTCCGAAGAATAAGTTAGAAGATGGTGTTAAAACCGCTTCGTTTCTTCCATTAAGACCTCTTGTTGCTACAATTCTAACATTAGTGTTAGTGTAGTTATCAAGAACCCATGTGTGACCAGTAACTCCGTCATATCCGAAGAAGTAGTTATTGTTTCTTAATGTGTTCATTAATACTCTAAAGTTTGCGTGTGAAACGAAAAGTGTTAAATCATTTGCATCTAAAACATCATTTGGTATGTTAGCAATCATAGCATCAACGATGTCTAATGAATTTGCTGTTGTGAATGCTCCTGAATAAGTTGTAGAGATTACAGAGTTTGTAGCTGATGTGTTCTCTAAAATATGAAGAAGACCATTACAAAGTGCTAAGTTTCCACCACCATATGTTGAATTCACAGAACCTTTCCAGAAGATGTCTTCTACAAATTGTCCTACTTTTTCTACTTTGTTAGCAAGATATAATTGATTAAACGCTTCTGGAGCGAATTCATTATAACTTCCTTCTTTTGCTAATTGTCCTATCCAATACTGGTCAAATTCATCGACACAAATGCTTTCCTCTATTTTTACGGGACAAACCGTAATGTCTCTTTGTGTAAGAGTTGTTGAACCAGTTGGACTGATTGCTCCACAGCCACCTGCTGCAGCTGTAAGAGTGTTAGTTAATATGTTGATACTATCTGCGTATTTAATTCCAGTCTGAACTGAAATATAGTCAAATGTGTTACCAACTAAAACTGCCTCTTTAAGTAAAATACCAGATAATTGGTCTGTATATTTTGTTAAACTTCCTAAATTTAATGTTGCCATTTTATATTATTTTATTTTTTGTGGTTTATTACCTATTGTTTCTTCTTGCTTTCTCTCTGATAGCCATAATGTCTACAGCTCCAATAGAGTTTGCTTTTTCTTCTAATGACTTAAATTCAGCCACTGCTGCTTCAATCTTAGATGTTGATGGTTGTTCAGCAATTTTAGAAAATTCTTGTTTCATTTTCTCATTTTCCTTTTCAACTTCACCGAATTTTTTTGCCATTTCAGCAATCATTTCTTCACATTTAACAAGTCTTTCCATTACTTGTTTCATTTCTTCTGCTTTTGGCTCTTCTTTTTTGTCTTCAGCTGCCTCAACTTCAACATCATCAGTTTCTTCAACTTGGACATCATCAGTTTCTTCATCTTCCAATTCTGCGTCTGGTTCAACCATTGCTTTAATTTTACCAGCCTCTACAACTATCTTAACACCATCGTCAAATGTATATTCTCCATCTAAAAGAGGAACATTATTTCCTTCTTCATCTCTCAAATATACTTCCGAACCAATCATAAAGTTCTCATCTGGTGTAACAATTAATCTATCTGCAGATTTTTGTTCAGCGAATTTAGCCTCAGGTGATACTAACGATTTCAATTGTGTCTTGATTTTCTCAATTAACTCTTGTTTATTCATTGTATTATTTATTTTTTTATATACTATAATAGATATAGTATTCTTTTTTCTAAAATTCAACCTAATTTTTTTTTTATGTTTTTTTAGGATGTTTTTTAGGTAGAAGGTCATTATCATCTACATACTTTTTGTTTTCTGGTCTTCCGTTCTTAACAATATAAATAAAAGCATTAACTCTTGCTAAGGCCCATTGTTCTGCTGATTTAACTAAAGGTGAATGACCTGAGTTAAAAGCACCAAGACCTCTTTGATAAACAGATTTCAACATACCTAAATCAACACCATATCCAAGTTTTTCTTTATATCTTTCATTAAAGTCTGCTGACTTTTCTTTTAATATCTTTTCTACTCTTTCAGAAACTTCAGCTCCTCTTGATGAAGATGCGTCACCTTTAGCACTACCTTTACCTTTTGGATTTTTATTAGGTGTGCTTGACTTAGGTGCCTTAGGTGAAGATTTTATTCCACCTCTTGGTCCTATAGTTGCTAATTCATCTTTATGATATAAATACTCACTATCTTCTGTGTGTTCTGCGCCAGTCATTAATCTACCTGAAGCATCTTTATGTGTAGGTCCAGTATATAATTTACCATCAGCTGTATAGTGTGGAACACCTTTCTCATATTTACTTTGTAAGACACCAACTCCACCACATTTATGACAGACATATGGGTCATCACCACCATCTTTAATGGTCCAAGACCAACCACAATCTTCACAAACAATTTTATCATCACTTATTTCAACAAAGATTTGTATTAAATCTTCTTCTGTTAAATCATCTATTGTTACCTCTTTACTTAAACTAACTAATTGTTGTCCTAATAAACCTTCAATACTAAAACCAAATTTCTCATTACCTTTAACTTCTTCTAACCAGAATTCAGTATCTTCAACCTTAACCATAATCATATAAGTTCCTACTGGAACCTCAAATCCATACATTCTTGATTTATCATATACTTCATTTTCAACAATCCAATCTTCCATAATAAAAGCATTGACCATTTGATTAGAGTGGTCTATGTTAATCTTTCTATTAGAACCATATTTGTTGAACTTTTCAACCATCTTTTCAATAGTTTCTTTTGTGAATACAACATAGTATTTACCATACTTTTCATCTTCTCTGTATATTTTCATATCAGGAATTAAAGCTGGTCCAACTATAATTTGTTTATCACCAGAAACTTCCTTAAAAGACATAACTGATTGTTCTTGACTAAACATCATACCTTTCATAGAAATTGCTGGCTCATCTACTAATGAAATAAGTGATATACCTGTCTCATCATTATCATCAACAACGATTTCATAAACTGGTAGTTTACTCTTATCTATTTTTTCTAATTTTCCCTTCATATTTATAATATATTTTTTAACCAATAACGGCTCTATTCTCAATAACTTTAACTTTGTTTTGTGTATTAGTTATATCTGTTTCTGTTACATATACTTTTGTTGCTCCATCACCGGCTCCACCACCTTGTGCTGAACCTTGACCTAATCCGAAGAATTGTGTTGGTGAAAATGTTGTTGCTGCCGCTCCACCTTCTCCACCTCCACCACCTACATCTGGTGTTGCTGGTGGTGTTGGTGCTGAACTACTCTCAAATTTAGATGCTGCTATTTTTGCTATGTTTGTAGCTGTTGTAATTGCGGCGAATGCTAGTGAAGCAATACCTGCTGGGTTTGGAATAGGTCCAATAGCAATAGGTGCTTGTGCTAATGAAGTTGTGATTGACTTAAATCCATCAATAACAGCCATTCCTAATTGTAATGCTTTATTAACCTTAAATTGTTTTTTAGCAATTGCTTCTTCTTCCTTTGACCCTTTCTCAGCTCTATTTTTCTTAAACGCGAATAAAACATCTGATATTCCTTGAACCGCAGTTGCTCCTTTTTGTGCCCATTCAGCCGCATCACTAAATTCTTTTATCTTAAGTAATCTTGTCTTCTCTGTAAGTTCTTTTGTTGCCTCAAAAGCTGTCTCTTCAGCCTCTTTCTTACCTTGTCTATACTCTTCTTCAATTGCTGCTATTTCAGCCTCTGAGAGTTCTTTATTATTCAATTTAGCAAGTCTCTCAGCTTCTAATGCTTCTAATTGTAAGTTCTTTATATTATCAATCTCTGCTGCTTCTGCCTCAAATGTTCCTTCTGTTCTTGCCGCATCAAATTCAGCTTGTGAAAGTTTTGTATTTGCTACCGTAGTTGCACTATCTAATCTCTTTTGATTATTAGCAAGTTCTAAATCAGTTAATTGTGTAGTAATCTCTTTAATTTGATTTGTTGCTTCTAATTCAATTTTAGTTCTTTCATCTGCTGTTAATTCAGCATTTGATAATCTTATATCTCTTTCAGCTTCAACTTGTTTAATAGTGGCGTTTAATCTTTCTTCATCTGTAGTTGCTCTTAAAATTTCAATTTCAGCCTGAGCCGCTTTAACTTTGTTAGCAGCATCTAATACATTTTTATCATAATCATCTTGAAGTTTCTTTCTTTTATCAATATTTTCTTGTATTATAATAGTTAAT